AAGTACATCGTGGTGGATGCAGCCGCTTATTCGGCCTGGCGCCAGATTCCACGTTTCAGCGAGTTCCAGACAGCCGGTGATGCGGGGCTGCAGGCCCTGGTGTACGGCACGATTGGGAAGGTGAAGGACTTCTTCGTATTCCGCTCGCAGTTGGTGCAGAAGACGGGAACCAACCCGGTAAATACACATAACCTGGCGTTCACGCGAGACGCGATCGGACTGGTGATTCGCCGGCTGCCGCAGCCGCTGCCGGGAACCGGCGCCGTGGCAGAGTACGCGGAATTGGGCAATTTCGGGATGCGGGTGGTAATGAGCTATCAGCCGAACACGCTGGCCCAGCAGTTTACGGTGGATGTGCTTTACGGGTGCGGCGTGTTGAGAAATTCCGCGGGCGTGCAGGTGAACACCTAGTTAAGACGATTGCCGGCGGCAGTGTCCACCTGGCCCAAAGCGGCCGTGGGGACACTGGCGCCGGCGACCAAGAGAGTTGAAAAGGAGCTGAGCATGGACATGAGGATGTACTACCAGAAAATCCGAGAGCAGCGAGCGACCATTACCGAAGCGTTTCCGGTGATCGTGAGCCACGAAACGGCGGGCGGCGGCAAGGCTGGAACCATGACGGAAGTCACGCCGGACCTGGCCGCCAAGATGATAGTGGATGGGACAGCTCAGTTGGCCACGCCGAAGGCGACCGGAGAGTTCCGGCAAACGCAAGCAGACGCGAAACAAGCGGCGGACGACGAGGTTGCAGCCTCGAAGGTGCAACTGACGGTGGTGCCAAGGGAAGTGCTGGAGCAATTACAGAAGAAAGGGTGACGAAATGGCGCTGTTCACCGACGGGCCACCGTCCAGCATAGAAGAGTTATCGGCACAGGACTCGCAACTCCTCACCGTGACCAACGTGGAGGGCATCGACGTGACGCAGAAGCTCAGGCTGGCCCACGAGGAACTGGGGGTGGAGCTATTCACACTGCTGACGACCACGAGCTATGTCGGGCCGCTCCTTTGGTGGTCGCCGAAACCTAACCTGGATACGGTGGCCGTCACGGCGCCGTTGAAACTCTGGCACTCGTTCCGCAGCCTGGAAATGGTCTACGCCGATGCCTACAACTGCCAGTTGAACGACCGCTACGCGGGGAAGCGGGATGAATATCACCAAAGAGCAAGCTGGGCCCGCGAGAAGCTGATCCAGAACGGGCTTGGGATCGTGGAACTACCCGTGGCCAGGGCCATGACTCCGGTGGTGACGGCGGTAGCCGGCGTGATTCCCGACGGAACGTATTACGTGACGATGGCGTGGGTGAACCCCGCCGGCGAAGAAGGGGTGAGCGCCGAACCGGCGGTTGCAGCGACTACCTCAAGCACGCTGCTTGTGGAGGCGGGCAGCGCGCCGCGCAACGCCGCGGGATGGTACGTGTACGTGGGGCCGGACCCGGAGAGTATGACTCTGCAGAATGCGGCCCCGATACCCGCCGGTGATAACTGGCTCCAGCCCAACAGTATTGCCATGACTGGCAGAAGGCCCGGCAGAGGCCAGCAGCCCAGTTACCTGCAGCCGATACCGAGAATGATCCAGAGGGGCTAATGGCACAGACGATCAGCAAGGCGAGCACCAAACGGACCATTCAGCTACTGACGGGGACCGCGGGTGTCAACGCCGGCTTGGCCGCGTTGACACAGGGAGGGGCAAGCGCGGTAGCGGCGGTCAGCGCGTCGCAGGTGAGCTCCCAGAACGTGGCGACGGACCTAGCGGAACGGAGCACGGCGATGCAGTACCCGGCGGTAAATGTGTACTGCGAGAAGATCGTGAACAACCTGGAACAGAAATTCCAGACGTTTTCGGGCAGCGCACATATGGCAATCGAGATCCGGCATTCGCAGGATGGATTGGCCGGCCTCGCAGACACGCTGGAGCTTTATGCGGACGCGGTGATGCAGGCGCTCGACGCGAACCGGGGCGATTGGGGCGGCGGCATGTATTATGCAGGCGGTTACCAGGTAGCCTTCAGCGCGGTGAAGCATGGAGGCAGGAACTTCGTCCAGACGGCAAAAGTGACCTTCGAGATTGGAGTGGGAATCAACTAGATATGTCCTATATTTCTTCGAATGCGAACCGGTTCTATACGGCATTAGAGAGCGCGTACGGAAGTATCCCGACGATTACCGCGAGCAACCGGATTCCGGCTGTCAAGCTGGATGTGCGGCAGCAACTCGAGGTCACGAACCGGAAGGATAAGACGGGCAGCCGGACCTTTGTGGGCTTGCCAACGGGCGGCCGGCGCCGGACCAACTTCGACCTGCGGACCTACGTGACAAGCTCTCAGCCTGGGGCGGGCGGGCCTGCCTACGGTGCACTGTTTCAAGCGGCGATGGGCGGAACTCCGTTGCAGTTCGCAGGGGGGACGGTGGCTTCCTACAGTAATGGGACGCTGGGGTTCACCGCTCCCCACGGGCTCAGCGCAGGGCAGGCTGTGACTTACGGAGGGGAAATAAGGTTCGTCTCGGCGATTGTCGACACGAGCACAGTGCAACTCAACGCGCCGTTGACGACCACGCCGGCGGTGGGAGCGGCGGTGGGAGCGGCAGTTACATACGTACTGGCGACGGAATTACCCAGCGTGAGCATCTTCGATTACTGGAGCCCGACGACCGCCACGCAGAGAATACTGAGCGGGGCGGCGGTGGACCAGATGGCGATCGAGATCAACGGCGACTATCACGAACTTCACTTTAGCGGCCTGGCGCAAGACGTGGTGGACAACTCCAGCTTTTCCGGTGGCGCCAGCCAGCTCACGAGTTTTCCGGCCGAGCCGACGCTGGCCGCATTCGACTTTTCGATTGTGCCGGGCAACATGGGTGAAGCGTGGCTGGGTAGCACACCCACACAGTTCTTCACGATTACGAGCGCGTCGGTCGGGCTGAAAAACAACCTGGATGCACGGATGAAGGAGTTCGGGTTCAGCCTGCCGCAGGCGATTTCCCCGGGTGAGCGCAGCGTGGAGGCGGCCTTCGAACTGTATAGCCAAGACGACAGCGCCACGGTCGGCTTATACCAGGCGGCTCGGCAGCAGTCACCGATCACCGTGATGTTCCAACTCGGCCAGACGGCAGGACAACTGATGGGGGTATACCTGAAGAGCGCCATTCCCGTAGTTCCGGAATTCGACGATAGCAAGAACCGTCTGCAATGGCAGTTTCGACCGTCGAGAGCGCAAGGAACGGTCAATGACGAGATGGTGTGCGCGTTTGGATAGGCACGGAAATCTAAGAGCAAGACTCATATGACCTACGAAAGCGTGCTGACGGTGGATTCGCGGACCGCCAGTGGAGTGACCTACACGATCGCGAGAGTCTCGTTCGAAAGGCGCATGGACCTCATGCGCCGCATCCGGGAGTTGGCCCGGCGCATGGAATTCCTAGAGGCGGGACAAGAACCGGCGGACAAGATGGACGGCGCACTTCTGCGGGCGGAGATCGACCGGATTTACCTGCTGTGGGGATTACGTGGCATTTCAGGACTGGAGTTGGATGGTAAGCCGGCCACGCCGGAATTGCTGGCGGAAGCCGGGCCGGAGGACTTATTCCGGGAAGCGCTGGCGGCAATTCGGGCAGAGGCCGGTTTGACGGATGCGGAACGAAAAAACTGATCGTCGCCTTCCACTTTCATTGTTCCAACCAGGCCGGATGGAAGTGCGACGTGTGCCGTAAGTCCGGCCTGGAGGTGCGGCGCCGATGCGGTTGGCTGGCGGCAGGGGAAGGTACAAGCGGTCCGCCGGTTTGGGGACGGAAGGACGCAGTGTTGTGGACGTGTCCAAGATCGTTCGTCACGGCAGACAGCCAGACTCTGGTAGAGGAATTCCTAGTGAGGCGGCGGCTGGGAAGAATGGACTTCGCCGAATTGAGTGCACGCCAGGTGGAAGCGTTCGCGATCCTGGAGAGGGAATTTTCACGCGAGACTAAAAATGGCCAGCAACACACGAGAGGAAATTCTTAAGTTGTTCCAGAAAGCCTCCGGCGGCGCGAGGGACAGTGCAGAAATTGACACGGCCTCCGCCATGCGCCCGGATGTGAATGCCGCCGCCACGGCGACCGGGCAGAATGTCGAGGGAGGCTCGCAGACCGAGACACAAGGGAGCGGCGGCAGCACCGCGGGGTCGGTGATCTCGGACGTCTTCGAAAGTGGGTTTGGCGTCGTTCCGCTAGTCGGAGAGTTGTTAGGGCTGTTTGGCGGGGGCTCCAATAGTCAACCTCCACTCTTGAAGTACCAGATGCCTTCCAGCATTTCCTTCACCAGCGCAGAGACAGGCGACGGACTGAGCGCGGGAGGTTACGACCAGATGGGACTACCGCGAGTGTACGACGCGGGCGATAGCGGGGGCGCGGCGGCACCTGTGGCGGACAGCCCCAACAGCGGGAAGACGGGCGCAGCCGCACCACAGATCACGGTGAGCGTGCAGGCGATGGATTCGCAATCCTTTCTAGACCACAGCAGCGACATCGCCCAAGCCGTGCGGAGTGCCATGTTGAACATGAGCTCGATTAACGACGTAGTGAACGAACTCTGATGGCTACCTTTCCAATCCTGAAGACCAAGGCAGTGGCACAGTACCCGGCGGGCAAGGCGATTCAGTTTCGGAACCAGGTGCTTCGGTTCGTGGACGGCGCGGAACAGCGGTACAGGGACTCGGCCGGCCCGCTGCACCGGTGGGTGATCCGGCTCGAGGAACTGGACGAGGGCGAGATGGCCGCATTGGAGGCGTTTTTTACCACCAACCAGGGGCGCTTTGCGAGCTTTGCATTTACCGACCCCTGGGATGGCAGCCAGTACGCGAACTGCAGCATCGAAACAGACGAACTGGACCTGACGTCGGTGGCGGAGATGCGCGGGAGAACGTCGCTCACTTTGGTGGAGAACCGGGGATAGAGAATGGCAGTATATCCACAGCTCGTAACGGGAGCACTGAGCCAGTTTCCCATCGTGAAGCAGCGCCGCGCACGAACGGTGGTGAACTCGGCCGCCGATGGCAGCTCGATCAAGCTAGCCGATGCGGCCGGAGGGAACCTGGAGTGGCAGCTTCAATACAACGCCCTGGCTGACAGCGAACTGGCGGCGCTACAGCAGTTTTTCACTGCCATGGAAGGGTCGCTGAACGCGTTCACATTTGTGGACCCTAGCGCCAACCTACTGACGTGGAGCGAGGAACTGAACAACGCTGCCTGGCAGGCCGATCCGCTGTTGCGGCTGACGGGCGGCGTGACGGACCCGATGGGTGGGACCGGCGCGTGGCTGCTGAGCAACTCGGGGGCAGGTCCACAGGGCCTGACCCAGACGTTGAACGCGCCGAGGGTATATACATACTGCTTCAGCGTCTACGCGCAGGCGGCGCAGACCACGCCCATTACGCTGGTGGTGGGAAGCTTGAGCGTGACCCAAACGGCGGGCCCCGCCTGGAGCCGGCTGGCGCTAACGGCCGTAGGCGATGCGAGCGCGGACGTCGTCGTATTCGCCGTGCAGACGCCCGCAGGCAGTGCGGTAAGCCTGTTCGGACCGCAAGCGGAGGCGCAAGCCGCAGCATCGGTATACAAGACCAGCAGCTCGGGCGGCGTCTATGCAAATGCGCGGTTTCGGGACGATGCCTTCAGCTTCACGACAACCGACGTCAACCATCATTCGACCGTTGTGAACATCTTTTATGCAGACAATCTTTGAGCTGAAGGAACAAGCGGTCACAGATACGCCACTGGTGGTGTTTAACTGCGTGCTGTCCAACGGACAGGAAGAGCACTGGAGTACGCACGCACTGACAGTGAACGGAACAGCTTACGCCGCGCGAGTCCTTCAGCACAGCGCATTCGATATCCAGACGGCTTCAGACCAGGGGGTGGATGGCAGCCCGACAATTGCTGTGGTGTTGGCGAATGCGGACTCGTACTTTTCAGAGATCGAGCGATCCACAGGATGGAAAGGTGCACAGCTCACAGTGGGGCTATTGTTCTACGATTTGCCGAACAACGTTCCCCTGACCGACACGTCGGTGGTATTCCAGGGAATCTGCAATCCGCCAGACCAGATTAAGGAAGCCACGTTGCGTCTGAGTGCGACCAACCGGATAAGCCTGCAGCGGCTGTGGCTACCGGAGGTTCGAATCCAGCGATGGTGCCCCTGGAATTTCCCTTCCACGCCAGCACAACAGCAGGAGGCAGTGGACGGCGGAGCGAACGGGCAGTACTCCCTGTATTACCGTTGTGGGTACTCAGCAGGGATTACCGGCGGCACGGGAAGCCTGAACAATGGCGTGCCGTACACTTCCTGCGGCTACACGCGAACGGACTGCCAGGCACGGGGGAGGTGGCCCCAGTTCGGAGGGCTCGAATTCGTGCCGCCGGCCATCGCGGTGCGGAGTTATGGCAAGGGCTGGTCCAGTTCCGCGGTGTCGGCCAACCAAACCCTGTACAACGACTTTGTCCCAATGGTCTACGGCACGGCCTGGTACGAGCCGCTGGTAACGTTCGCGCGCAACGACGGGAATCTCACGCGGATGGAGGTACTGCTGGGGATCGGCCAGATGCAGGGCGTGTTGACGGTGCTAGTGAACGACATCCAGATTCCGCTGGGCGTGGCGGGACAGAACATGACGGGCACCGGCTGGTACAACATACTCTCGATGGGCACGCGGGCCGGGGCTTTCGACCTGAACTTTCTGGACTCGAACGGACAACCGGCGGGAGATCCGTATGGAAGCATGGCTTACCTGTCGGTAGTCGTGCCCAACCAAATCAGCGATGGCAATTCCCTGCCGACGGTGAAGGTTTTGGCTCAAGGGCTGCTGGTTCCCACGTACGCGACTGATGGAAGTTGCCTTGGAAGCAGCTTCAGCAACAACCCCGCGTGGATTCTGTTGGATGTGCTTCGCCGAAGCGGGTGGGGCGCGGCCGAAATCGATTTCACTAGCTTTGCGGCGGCGGCAGCCTACTGCGATGCGGAGATCAATGCAACCGACCTCAACGGCAACGCCATCACGGTTGCGCGATTCCAGTGCAATCTGGTGCTGCAGAAACGGCGCAGCGCGGGCGATGTAGTACGCGGAGTCCGAAATTGCGCCCGCCTCTTCTTGACATACGGGCCGGGCGGAGTTCTGCAGTTGGTGGAAGAGAACACGCTCGCGCTACAGCAGCCAAACCAGTTAGCGTGGTCCAATAGCACGGAGCAACTAAATGGGGGTTGGCCAAGCTACGAATTTGGGGATGGCACTACGGGCGTTTCGGGGATTTTGCGGCAAACGACCGGAGAGCCAAGTGTCACCCTATCGGCTCGCAGCATCGCGGATACGCCGAATTCTTATACGATGGAATTCCAAGACGCGCTGAACGGCTATCAGCAGGACAGCTACACGGTGGTCGACTCCGACGACATCGCATTGGCCGGCCAGCAGGTGACTGCTACGTTGATGGCGCTTGGGATGCCGGATTACGACCAGGCGGCGCGCATTCTACAATTCAACCTCGACAAGACGGTTCAGGGAAATACTTATATCGAGTTCCAAACCAGCGTCAAAGCGGCTGGAATCAGACCCGGAGATCTGATTACCGTCACTTACCAGAAGGAAGGCTTCACGCGGCAGCCGTTTCGCGTGCTCAAGATTTCACCTGCGACGAATTACCGCACAGCAACCATCACGGCTCAGATACATGACGACGCCTGGTATGCGGACACAAACGGGCAGGTCACCTCGACAACAGGAGTGGGGCAACAGGCGAATGCCGGAATGGGCATTCCGCGGCCGATGCTGGGCAGCGTACTCGACGTCAACGGAAATGTCGAGTTTGGTGTCACGGAAACGGATACAACGAGCAGCGATGGCACGGCACAGGTGAACGTCGCGGTGAGTTTCGTGGCACCGGCGGCGACAACGGCGGCAGGGCCCGGCGTACCGCTAATCAGCCTGGCGCCGACGATCGGTACGAACGGAACGCTCAAAGGCGGGCAGGTGTTGTACTACGCCGTATCGGCAGTGGACGCAGCTGGAAACGAAAGCAGCCTTTCATTCATCGTGACGGCGGCAATCCCGCGGGACGGCAGCAGTGTGACTCTATCGTGTTTAAGCTTCGCCGGCGCTGCAACTGCCTTCAACGTCTATCGCGGGAGCACACCCGCCAACTTGCTGCGGATCGCATCAGCCCAAGCGATTGCCGCGCAGTTTCTAGACACCGGGTTGAGTGCACAATTGGTTGCGCCGCCCGATCCGAATTTCGATCACGCGAATTTCTATTGGCGCATGGAAGATCTGCCAGAGACGGCAGCCACTATATATTCGGCCAAAACAATCGGAAACACCACGCTGGAGATGGCCGTTAACGCTTACTGTGGACTCACGGTCCGGGTCACACGCGGCACCGGCGCCGGTCAGGAAGGTGCCATTTCGTCCAATAGCGGAACCACTCTTACGCTGACATCCGCCTGGATAGTGACGCCCGACGCGACCAGCCTCTTCGTGGTGGCTGAATCAGGCTGGCACTTGGGAGCCGTCACCGAAAGCAGCCCAGTGCAGTTCACGATCCCAAACCTGGCTGGCGAAACGCTTGAGATTACGGGCCGCGCGGCCAATGCCAGCGACGCGGAGTGCGCACCGGATCTCTCCATAGTGACGCGGTGGCAAATCGGGGGATCGGGCGCAACAGACACGGACGTTCCGCCAGCACCGGTATTCGGCCTGGCACTAGGAACGCAAGGCGGCTCCGCGGAATTGAGCAGCGTTTCATTCCCAACTCTGACAAACACCGAAACAATCTCGGCAGGCACACTTACACTTTATTACTGGGACGAGCTACAGGGCGGACCCAATACCGTGCTCTCGGCAGCCGTGGGCACCGGCAACCAGAGTCTGACTTTGAGTACGGCCGGCACCGCCCAAAGCGGAACCATGATTCAAATCGAAGCCGAAGTGATGCAAGTGAACGCGGTCTCAGCCGACGGGACCCAGTACACCGTGACACGCGGCGCTCAAGGTACTACGGCAGCGGCGCATGCGGCCAGCCTTCCACTCTACATCCTGCAAACCCGGACCGTCATAATGCCATTTCCGCCGGGATTCTTCGGCTCACCATATAGCGGAAGCTGGAGCTATTCGATTTCCCTGCCCGATGTGCGCGTAGCCGCCGGACAATTGTTCATGACGAATTGCCGGGGCGATGGTCCGGCGGCTTCGATTTCACTCGCGCAGTCAATGGATTGCGGATTGCGCACCTTGTCGGGAGGGCAATATTCGATCCAAGTAAGCGGCTTCCTGGCAGTGGATCAATCGGCCGCGCCTGCACTCGTCGTCGAAGCGGCACATTCGGTACGAGACATATTCGCCATACTAGGAACCGGCGCCGACAGCCCGATCCAACTCCAATTGAATGTGAATGGTACTCCTTACTGCACACTTAGCCTTGCGCCGAGCGCCATTGTTTCAGACAGCGTAGATGGATCCACCGTGCCTCCACTACAAGCGGAGTCTCAACTTACTCTGTCGATATTGTCCGTTGGACAGACCTACCCGGGCGCGGACCTTACCGTGCTGATCCGACTGTAATGGGCGACCAACTTACAAAACTTCGACCGGACCGCGACCTTCAATGCTACTTTTTCGAACCTTCCGCGGTGGCGGCCCTCAGCGCAACCAGCCCAAACGGTTTCTCTGTTTCGGGATGCTGGCGGCAGCAGTTCGACTGGGCAGTTGTGGAATGGAACCGCGACAATGTGTTCGAGCATCCGGCTTTGCGAAACCTTCCGGACGGCGACCTGAGCGGGATAACACTGAGCTACCAGGAGACGCGCACAGGATGCATTCCGATCGACTCACAACTGTATCCGACGGTCGATTGGCCATCTCTGCGCGTGTGGGCGGACGTGAACGGAGTGGAAACCATCTACTACGTGCCGCTGGCGGCAAACGCAAACGCGGTGGGAAGTTATACAACGGCAACGTGCAGTTTCACGTTGCAGGGGACGGTCACCAGCGGCGATTATATCGAGCTGTGCTGGCCGGAATCGGACCAGGACGGCGGCGCCTCGGCGCGGCACTATAACTACCAGATGCAGGGCGGGGACACGGTGTCAAGCGCACTGGCCGCACTGGCAGCCACGATAACGGCGAACCAGGCTACGGGGCTGGTGTGCGCCGTAGCAAGCGGGGCCACCATTACTCTGACATATCTGGGCATGCCGGGCAGTAACGGGAACCGGGTGGGCGTCTACGGGTCTGTACACGGCGCAGCCACCGAACAGTGGGCGACGAGTTGGCAGCTGTTCAGCGGCGGCGCGTCGCCGGCGAAGTGGCAGATAACCCTGAATTTTGGGGCGTTGAAGGGTTACCTGACAAATGATACGAGCCAGTGGACTGCCACGAACCAGGTCACTGTTCCAATGACGAGCGTGCGCAAAATGCGGTGGGCCTGGGCGCCGGACTATGCCACTCCGGCTGCCGATTTCGAGCGCCTCGAGTTTTCCGTGACAGTGTCGAACTGGAGCGTCACGGGCACGAATCTTACTTACGGGGTGGCGGGGCCTGGTTCGAGGCGAATCGAGGATGAAGGGCCGGTGACTTACTCGGGGACGTGGACCGAAACGCGCGGCAATTACTCGGGTGGATCGATCCATTCGACCACGGTGCCGGGGGCCTCGGTAACGTGCGGCTACTCGCTCGGAACGGCGCATACTCTTTGCTTGGGGGTGCGGCGTACGGATGGATGTGCGCCGATTTCGGTGGCGGTCGACAGCGGCCCGGTATTTACGGTGCAGACGGAGCTGGCCGGCGAGGACGTGGCGACGCGCGTTCCAATCGGGGCAATGGCGGCAGGGACGCACACCGTGACGGTGTGCCACGCAGGGACATCGGCGCAGGTGCTCTGGTTCGATTTTTTCGAACTGGCCGTGACATCAACTGCGCTGCCGACGTTCGGCATGACGCTTAAGACGACGCTCGCGACCGACTGGGACACGGACGCGGCGCAGTTCGGCCTTCCTCCGGAACGGGTGGCCTGGCTGATGAACTCACTTGGGTTCACCGGACGCGCCAACCACTACGCGGGCGCGCTGTGGTGGTACGAGCTGGCGTTGAGCGGAAACACCTACGCGGAGGCTACGGTGACGTTCAGCGGAACACCGGAATTTGGCAAGACGGCAACAGTGCAGATCGGCGCGACGGAGATTGAGCACCTCTGCCTATATACCGACACAGCGGCGACGGTGGCGAGTGCATTCGCTCTTATTATCAACGCCGGATCGACGGGAGTATGGGCGTCAGCCGCCGGCACGGTGCTGACTATCACAGCGCGGACCATGGGCAGCGCGGGAAACGGCACTCTCCTCGGTGCCGCCACTGACAGCAGCGTATTCACGGCCATAGTAAGCGGGCCCTTGGCTGGCGGAGTAGACGGAGCGTGGCTGACGGATTTGACGGCAACACCACCGATCAATCGTGCAGCGCGGGACTGGCACACGGCTTTCTTCTCGGCTCTGATGGCGTACGGGATCGCGGTGGCATGCTCGTTCAGCATGGAGCTGGGGAATGGGGACGGCTCGACGGCTGCGGGGATTGCTCAGCGGTATCCGAACGGGGCGGCCTGCCAGGTCAACACGCCGGCGGTGCAGACCAATTTCGGTCCGCAGAGCACGGCATTTTGGATAGGCGCCTACTTGGGCATGGCAGAACTGATGAGTGCCTCTGGTGTGCCGGTGTACCTGCAGTTCGGTGAGGTCCAGTGGTGGTACTTCTGCCCACCGACCGATCCAGTGGACGGGAACTGGACGCCGGTGGCCAATGGTGGAATGCCCTTCTACGATGGCTACACCGTGAGCGCCTTCCGGACCAATTACGGCGTCGACATGCATGTATTCAACGACCCGTCGGACGACCCGACGCCGTTTCCCAACGAGTGTGCGTTCTTGCCGGGCCTGATCGGGGCTTTCACGGCGGCAGTGCGACGAGCGGTGCTGGCGGTGTATCCTACTGCCAAGTTCGAAGTGCTGTATCCGCCGGACACGAACGACGCCGCGCTGACAAAGGCGATCAATTTCCCAGTCGGCGATTGGACACCGGCGAACCTGGCGTGCATGAAGACTGAGAATTTCACGTACACCGGAAATCGAGATCTGGACAAAGTGCGACAATCAATTCAGTTGCCTGCGACGCTGGGATTCCCACCGTCGCAGGCGAGCCACCTCGTAGGAATTGGGGATTACACGACGCCGTGGAAAAAAGAGTGGTCCCTGGCGATGTCAGCCGGGCTGGAATCCATCGTCCTGTTCGCCCTGGACCAGTTTTGTCTAATCGGCTATCCGTTACCGCTCGATTCAGGTGGCGCCCGCGCGGCATACATGGGGAGCTAA